GCTTTAGTACCCCATGTTGTTTCTTTTTTAGCTACGAGTAGCTTATTAATACCTTGTGCTGATGCCATTTTGACTTCCTTTCAAGTTAAGCCCGTAAATGGGCGATAAGTGCCTTTTACGGCTTACTACGGGGTTATTTCCGCAAAATAGTTAATGGAAATAGGTAAAATATAATTCTTATCATCTTGTATTGCAGATCCCACTATTGGAGTCCTCATTACTTTGACAACCAATCCGCTTTCAGTCATTGCCAATCCTCTAGCAAAATGCGCTTTAATTGCCTCTGCTTTCGCTTGAGCAGATCCTCTACCCTTATTAATCGGATAAAACAGAATAACCTCAAAAAAACCGACTTCCCTATAATACCCATCGCCCAATGTAGGATTCTCTGGTTGAGCAGGCAATAATCTTACTCGCTGATAAGCAGTTCCCTCTATTGGCGCATAAGTAACATTTTCAAATGCAGTAGGCAAATTACTAGCAATAGTCGCTAAACGCTTTTCAAATGCCGCATTAATTTTGACTAAACTCATTTGACCACCTTTTTGCCAATATTTTCAAACGCACTCATAACTTCTTGGTATGTAATTCTAATAAAGCCATGTGGGGCTTGTTTGGAATATCCATTTATTGTTTTCGGTCCATGCCCATATAAGCCAAACTCTAATTTTTGCGTATAGGGCAAATTATTAGTTATCCATATACTATCACCTAGCTTGAACTTAGATAACGCGCCTATGGCTCTGGAATTGACTTTAATACCGCTTTTATCAGCAGAGTATTCCGCTGTATCTGATGTATTTATTCCAACATTCCAATTTCCACGAAATCTACCAGTATCTACTGGACTCTTTAACACAACTCTTGACTCTAATTCTAAAGCAACTGCTCTGGCAACTTGTGAGGCATTAGCCTTTGATTTGCCCAATAATTTGGCAAGATCCACAGTTAAAGTGCCAGTACTGGTCGAAATCATTTTCTTACCTGTAATTCATATAAAACATTGACTCCAGCAGGCTCAATAGCCTTTACGCTAACAATGTCATAATCAATACTATTGATAGTTAGTTTATCTGCAATGTTAGGGATTACACTCATTTGAATGAATACCTGCTGATCATCTTGCTTAATAAGACTATTCTCTGTGGACTTTAACCCATCCCCGTAAGGCAAAATTACGCCAATATCAGTAGTAGTGCTAGTGGTTGAACTATTTTCGCCAGTAGTAGCATTATAAGTGCCTACTAAATACTTAGTCAGCACCATAGATTGCCCAAAATTAGCAAGTAAATTACGAGCCGTATTTTTTAGGGCATTATAATTCATGTGCGAACTACCTCACGACTTAATCCAGATGTGCTGTTTAAGAATGGGGCTATTAAGTTATCGATAGCACGATATTTAGTGTAGGCTGGCTTTGTATCATCATACTCAACCTCTAAGCTACCCACTTTCTCACGCTTAGTAATGCGGGCAATATCTGGGGCTAGATCAGTAGTAGATGCTCTTAATCCTAGATCAGCGCAAGCATTAGCAATCTCTGTTGGCACTACATCATTCGGGTAAAAAGAGAATTGGTTTAGATAAGTAAAATCCCTGCGTTGTACCTCATCTCTAGGGAAACTCAATGCCTGTGATTCTGTATGACGGAATCCTAAAAAGCGTAACCGATAGACCTGCTCTATGTAATCAGTAGCTTTGCGTAGTGATTGTTCTTTAACGCCTGTCGTTAAACTCGCCCATGCGGTATTACCACGATTTGAATGGTAAGTATCGGCATCAGCTACGCTAATATAACTTTCAGCATTGACCAGCCCAGTTCCATTTTCTACGATTAAACTCATATTAAGTCCTAATGATCTAATAAGCCCAGCAGGAAACCCCTGTTAAGAGATTTCCCACTTGAATTACTAGCCTAACAATACAGCCGCAAATTCTGGTTTCCATAGTTTAGTACCCCAAGCAGCAGATACATTAAACATAGCTTTTTGGAAGCCTTTGTATGCACGAACTTCAAACACTAGACCTGAGTATGGATCTTGGATTGTCATTGCGTCCACAGCAGCATCACCACCGTTTGGCATTGCAGGTGCGCGAATTGCCAACTCTAAAGCAGCGCGGTGGAATACCACATTGCGAGTAGAAGCAGCAGTCACAGTGATAGCAGCGTTATCAGCAGCAGCTTTGCGTAAGCCCGGTGCGGCTAAAGTAACCACGTTAGAAGCAAGAGCAGTAGCAACAACATACTTGTTGGTATCACCAGCAAATGTAACGATGTCACCAGCAACAATAGTGCCTGTGCCGCCATCAACAGTAATAGCAGTTGCGCCAATCGCATAACCACCAGCATTGTTTACTAGGTAGCTTGCACCAGTACCAACAGCAGGTAATTGGATGCCAGCAGATTCTTTAAGCATGATGCCTTGTAAATCTAATAACACACCATTACGCAATAATTCAGTTGTGCCATTTTCGTTAGCTTTTTGTAATTGAGCAAGGTTACGCAATTTAGTGCCAGCAGCAGTATTTAATACCATTGTGACATCGTTCATTGGCGCGCCATTATCAACTAAGATTTTACGCAATTCAGCAACTTCATCGAAGTTAGAACCGAATGGTGTCGTGCCAGCAGTACCGAAAGCGCGTGAAGCACCTAAGTAAGCAGAAGTAGCCAAATCGATTTCGATTTCGTTTGTTAATGCACGCATAGCTTGGCGAATTTGATCACCATAAATTGTTTCAAAACCTGAGCCGTTATTTACATGACGGATGTCCTCACCAGTCCAAGGTATTTGCACACCGCGAGATTTAGTGATTGATAATGTTTTGCTGTCCACTGTTTGATCAGTGCCTTCAGGGATTGTCATAGAAGGCGCATTATCAATAGCGGTAGCTGAACGAGTGAAATGTGAACGAACCACATCATTTAACGCAACGCGCTCTGAGCCATTACCATTAATAGTTGATGATGATATTACGCCTGTAAGTTCACGACCTACAACGTCGGCTGCTTTATATAGATCAGCAGCTAAATCGGTTAATACGTTTGCCATTTTATTTCCTTTGTTTAATCGACTACTTTAAATCCGTCTTTTGCCAAAGTTGCTCTTTCATATTGCGACTTTGCTTCAAATTCAGACCTAGTTATAGTCTTGGATTGAGTATTGTTGTTACCACCTGTTGCACCACCGCCACTATTGTTTTCTGCTGCTACAAAATGCTTACCTGTTTCGCTTGTAGCCCACTCTTTAACAAAGTCGCTTAGTGCTTTATCACCAATCACAGCTTGGTAGTTTCCATTTTCAGCTTTGATTGTGGCTTGCATTTTAAGCAATGCCTTTGCGGCATCCATGAGTTCTGGTTTAACTTTAGATTTAGCCAGAGAATCAGTTAAATTTGCATCAAGTAAGTATGTTGTTAATGCGCTATCTTTTTCTTTTACAAGTCCAGATAAACGATCCAACTCTTTTTTGCTTAATTTACCATCATTCTCTAATTTGCCAGATAATTCAGCAACTTGGGTTTGTAGATTTGCGTAATCCTCTGGATCTATGTCTGCACCTTTGGCTTTAACTTTTAGTTTAACCAGATCAGACTTCAAACCACGATTACTTTCCTCTAACGCTTCAAATTTACTTAATAAACCATCTAACTTATCTTGCGTTAATTCCTCGACTTTCATTTCATACCCCTTTACGGCACTGCCGTCATTTAAGCCACTGGCTCATTACTGTGTGGCACTGCCACGAAACAAAACCCACTGGCACAGCTAGCAGATTCCAATAAAACTATAAATTATTATACGCTTTTATTTTTTCTATTGCATTATTCTCTAAATTGTCCTCATATTCCACAAGACTTCTGCCATTAAGCATATCTAGCCACTTTTCTTTTGCTATTGCAAAATTTTCAGCTACTTTATCTTGAGGTAGGTTTGATCCTACTATTTCCACATTTTTCATTATTTCACCAATAAATTATATCGATCTATATCAATAGTGCCGCTATCAAATAATTCTTTTGCCTTGACATTTAACTTAGGTTTTAACTCTACCGCATTATAAACTGGCACATCATTTACATTGCCTAGCATTACAGAACTAGGAGTTCCACCATTATTTACTACTTGTATTTGAACTCTAGGGTTATTTGCATAAAATCCACTTAACTCTTTAATTGTTTTACTTGCGCCAGTATGCGCCCTAATTAATGTATCAATGTTTACGGCTCTCTGCCTTCCAGCATTAAACGCTAAAGCATTTTCAATAGGTGTATTCGTATAGACAATTGCAACATTCCCTTTGGTTGCCTCTAAAGCCTGTTCAATTTTAATCCTAGCAGACTCAAAACTTCCCAACACTGAATCGTAAACTAATCCACCTTGCTTAATCCCCAATGTTTCCGTTGCTAAACTCATTGTGGCTGATTTTCCAGATCCACTACCACCAGCCGTAAATAAAGTTCCAGACTTATCATTGGCAATTCTTTTTGCATTTAAAGCATCCGCATACAACTCTTTAGCAAGATATGAACTAGGCTCATGTACAGCCGCAACTAAGTTTCTATCTGCAACAAAATCACGACTTAAAGTTTTGACTAAATCTGGATCAATAACATTCCCATATAATTCTCGGTACTTATTCATTAATCCTTGCTTATCTGCTTTTATTGCATTATAGAATTTGGTTTCCACCAACCTCTCTTTATCAGTAAGACTTGGTGATCTAATAAAATTATCTGGTACTATTGCTTCAAACGCTTTTGCATTGCGGATCTTTAACTCATCTAATGTATATACATGACCAGCAGGGCTAACAAACTTATCGATTGACAAATTGCCATCTCTGAATAACTTAGCTTTAGTAACGCCAAGTACCTCGTTTTGCCTTTCTACAGACTGTTTTTTAAGCCACTCTTGATAGCTGGTCTTTGCTGGCACTTGCCCATCCATTGAGGCTCTAGTGCTTTCTGGCAAATCTACATCTAATCCCAATTCTTTGAATGACTTGATTACAGCGACATAGCGACTGCGACATCTAAAATGGGCAGGGATCGCTGGTTTAGGTTCACCAAGTTTAAAGTATTTCCCATCCCTACTAGCACATAACTCGGTAGTGCGTGTATCTAGTGTTGCAGTGTATCGGTATCCTTTAATGATGTCCTCATTGGCATCATACAATGCTTGTTGGGCAACATTGGCAGTATGAGCAATGGCAGTCAATACAACCGATTCAGCATTGGATCTAGTGATGTTCATAATACCATCAGTATAATTTAATGCTCTAGTTCCTCTAATCTTATTGACTATTTCACCAGTAGTTTGGCTTTCAATGAATCCAATACGGACTGCATCACGAATTAAATTAGCTTTCTGCAATTCCATTCCAGATAAAAACTCATCTAAGAATTTGCCTTGAAATGGGGTGGCAATAGCCGCGGCATAAGTTGCCTCTGCGGAAATAGGCAAAACCTTAACAGGTTGAACACTGCTAATTAAATTCTCTTGGTAATCTAATTCGGCTTTAGTAAATTTATTTAAATCTAACTTTAACTGATCCGATACTTTCTCATAGGCGGTAGTATTTAAATTATTGACTGATTTTAATAATGCGTTTATGCGATTTAATTTTTCTGGGCTTGGTACAACTCGATTCAATTCAAGAGTAAGCCTATTAAATAGATCAACATCCGCTTTATTTAATATAGTAATCATCTTTTTGGTGATGGCATTGCTATACCCAATCACATCAATGGCATGAGATATTTCTTTATTTAATAATTTTTCATTGGCACTAGCCATTTAACTTCTGTTCCAATAAATTGATTTTGGCATTTAACTGTTGAACATAAGCAACTAAATTTGCCATAATTTCTGGCGAACTTGCTTGCATACTTTGATATATTGGCAACCCGTTAATATCAGTAGCATCCTTATTGCCGCTTACGGATGATGGCGATACATCTTGAACTTCATGTGCGACAAACCCAGCACCAGACAAATTGGTATCAGCCCATTCCCATTGCTTTGGTTGTAACGCATCAATGAATTGTTGATAATTAGTTAATGCTCTTTGGTTTGCTTTTAACCGATAATCAGATGTTGTGTTATATGTTGTTGTTAACGCATTAACGGCAATTGATCCAGATTCAGTTCCAGATATTTTAAATGTTATAAACTTTCCACTGGCAATATTGGAAGTTATATTTGTAAATGATCCACTATGTGCTGTAACTGATCCAATTGGTGTGTTATCAATAGTTCCGCCATCTATATTGACCGCATCATTATTTTGTGTCGCAATAGTTCCAATACTTGCGGCAGTCAAATATCCTACTGACGCATGATTGCCCCATCCATAGGCGGTATTCCAATTAGATATATTAGTGCTTGTAATGGCATAGGTTACATGAGCAGTAAATACTGGATCTGTTTCAGTATAACCAGTAATAAAGCCACTATCATTTGTTATATCACTTGTTTTTGTAGGGATTGATGGCTGACCAGACAAATCGGAATATAAGCCGCTAGTAGCAACGGTAGCAAATGTAGGCTTGCCACTAATGATACTCCATGATACTGAAGTTAAATAGCCAGCACTAGCATGATTGCCCCATGAATAAGCGGTATCCCAGTTGGTTATCTTTAATGATGTAACAGCATAAGCGGCATGGGCTACAAATACAGGATCAGTTTCGGTATATCCAGTTATATATCCGCTATCGTTAGTAAATGCACTAATAACAGTTGGAATAGTAGGTTTGTTTGTTAGCCATGAATAATCTATTGTTTTGTTTTTCCACAAATTAGTAGATGACTCATAAATCAATGCTTGATTGTTTGTTTTGCTTATTATACTTACATCATGTATTTCCTCTAACTCATAGCCATTCTGTATTTTGACTTCAATAGCACCTTGATTTTGATGGCTGCGTGTTACAACCCCAATATACACAAGATGCGCTGGTGCCAACTGTTTTGTAGATGTATAAGCCCCAGCAACGGTAGAACTTAAATACAACTGCGCACCCTCTGCAAATGCTTGAGTATCTAATCCTACTAATTGACCGACAACCGTAGCATAACCATTTTTATTAGTTAATAA